AATGATGCTGACTTGCCTGAACCTGAAATGTTTGTTCTTTTAACAGGAGCAGGGTTTCCATCAAAGACTGCTGTACTATCATATAGTGCTTCGTTATAGTAAGCTGCAGCACCTGTAGTTGTTAATGTAAAGTTTGTTGGGTTTAGTGTGCCTACATCTTCATAGTCATACAAAGCAGACATAACAATCTGATTATCACCTTCAGAACGTAGATATGTAGCTACTGTGTAGAATACCTTACGTTGCTCTGGGTCTTGCATATGGAAGAACGGTGTTTGAAATAAACTAAAGATGTCTGTGCCATCAAAGTCATTACCTTGTTCTTGACGATGTACTTTACCTGTACTGTCACCGTGAATTACAAACTCGTTCTGACCGATATAGCCACTGTCAGCACAAGTAGCTGTGATACCTAACATCTGGCTATACTCAAACTGCAACCCATTAGGAGTTTGTCTAAAGCCACCAATAACACCCTGTGAGTCTGCTGCACCAAAGAAGTAACGGAACTGTGTTTTTTGTCTTATAACTACAGCATTGAGACTTTCAAGGTCAATATCAAACACAATGTCAGTAAAGATAGACTGAATGTCTTTTGATACTGTCTCTAGGTTAACGTCACCGATCTTGTCTGTACCACTAACAGGACGTAAGCCATCTTGTGATAAGAATAGTAGGTCACCGCCTATCTCAATAACACTATCTGTAGCTAGGCACCCAAGGTCATCTGTAACTTCTTGTAGTACAAAGTTAGAGATGTTGTCACCTGCTAACTTACGAATGTTATTACTACCAAAGATATATAACACATCACGGAAAGACTTGATGGCTACGACAGGAAAGCCTACGTTAATAACACCAGCACCATCAGCAGCAGCAAAGCTAGTCTCATCGTAAGGTGCACTAAAATAAAGATTCGTGTCTTCACTAGGATCACCTGCTAGGAACATATGGTTCTTAAATACGTGTGACAGTCTAGGTGCGCTGGGTGCATCTGCGTGTGTAATTTGCGTGTAAGTTGTACCATCATACGTAGCTGCAGGGTTAATGCCATCAGTAAGCATTACCTTTGGGCTATCCCAGTTGTACTTAGTGAATCGTACCTTGGTTACACCTGTCATTGTAGGTGAACCAGCAGTTGTTACAGCATCCCAAGCTTCTGTAGTATTATTCCATTTGTGTAAATAATTATTACCACTAGAAGGTGTACGACAAGCTAGGATGCCATCATTGATACCATTAGCTACACAAACACCTAAGACATTACCTGTACCTGTAACTGTACCGTAGTCATTACTAAAGCCGCTGATCTTACGATAGCCACCAGTAACAGCAGGTTCATAGTTAATCAAAGAGATAGCTGAACCAGGTTGAGTCTCACCTTGTGATAGCACATCACGACTAGTGTTAAGACCACCTTGGCAGAATACTTTGAAGGATGCTAAGTTATCAGCCATTAGATACCGCCGTTAAAAGAGCTTGTCCCTGAGCGTGAAAGAACTGTAGAGCGTACAGATAGTGGGTCATCCATCAGTACTCGACGCATAGACTTAATGCCATCCTCAAAGTTATTCTGATGCATAGCTGCACTCTGTTCATTACTACGGAAGCGCATCATAAACATCATAGCACCATCAATAACTACGTGCTTAAAACGATCAGGTATAACTGCTACGTCATTATATAAAGCCATATCAGCAGGGTAAGACCAGTATGTATACTCAATCTCGTAAGCTGCGTTAGGAGTAGGTGTAACACCAAATGACTCACCTAATGTTTGATACACACGAATGGGTGGACCATCACCGTTTACTGTATCGCCCTCGTCATCCAAAGCACGTACATTCTGTATATATTCCTCATAAGACATAGCCTTTAGTCGCATAGGGCTATTACCTTGAGAGGATAACTTCTTTAGATAAAACGTGTCCCAGTCTGCACTAGAGTAGTCTGAGGGAAAGCTGTACTCACGTGTGCCTACTGTAAGTGTTTGTGTATAAGTAGTTTTAAGGAAAGGCCACTCTTGACCGTCCTGCAGAATAAGTCTAATACTACTGTTGATTGCGTCTTTAGCTAAAGCTTGAACGTTACGTACTGTATCAAAGCCATCACCTGCAGTATCAAGTGTAACCTCATTAAGTCTACGTAGTAATTCATTTGTTAATGCGACATAAGTAGCCATAGAGTTATCCTACCGTTAGATGTGCTAAAGGGCCAGCTTATAGAAAGCCAGCCCAATAGTCTATACGTTACTACGCAGCGTTGTATACTGCAGACACAAGAGCTTCTGGGCGAAGAATCTTGCGACCATACAAATGCATACCACGAACGATGTCTGCGAATGAATCAGGGTCACGGTAGTTCTCAACTTTGTTGATTTGCTCCGCTGAAGCTACTGCTTCTTCCTGACCTGCAACGATAACACCGTAGTTAGTTGACTGTGCAGATGTACCTGAAGTACCTGCGCCTGTACCTGCTGCTGGTAGGTTGTTTGAAACGTAAACACGGAAGCCGTGTAGGTTGTTCAATACCAAACCGTTTTGCAAGCCTGAGCCACCGAAATCTGCGTTCAATAGACGTGAATCTTCGTCTTTTAGCATTTCGATAAATACAGGATCACATACCATCCAACGCCCACGTGAGTCAACGTTTGCTGTATCCATCTGACGAGCCATACGAGCTACGACTGACAAAGGTGATACAGTTGTTGCTGACAACGCAGTTGCGCCTGGTAGACGTGGTGCTAGTGGGATAGAATCCCCTGCTGTAGCTGAACTTGAAATAGTCAAGCTAGAGAAGTCTGTAGCATCCAAGTGGTTAGCTGTTAGCCATTCACCTGTTAGGTTACCTGGTGTGTCGTGCTGTGCATCACCTGATGTAGTTGTGATTGCAACACCTGCAGTTGTGTAACCTGATAGGTAAGACAATACGTCTGCGTCCATCGCGTCAGCCATTTTATATGCTGCACGATCAGCAGCTAGGCTAACGTAATCAACGTTTGCGAACTGATCTTCGATGTCATCCATTTTGAATGCGAAGTAGTTAGCTTTGTCGATTGTCAATGAGAAGTCTTCGTTTGCAAGCTTCTCTACAGAAATACCTGTGTGACGCTCTAGTGCGTTAACAGTTACGTCTGGTTCTTTCTGAATGCGAACCACATCACCTTGGTTGGCGATCTCACCGAAGTAAGAGTTGTTTGTGATTGCGTTTGTGACAGCAGATTTACGTAGAGCAATCTGTGCCTGTTTGGAGTAGATAATTGGGGACCAGTTGGTACCTGTAAATCCACCCGATGCGGAAGTAATAGCCATAGTTAAAATCTCCTTATAGATATGGCGTGATATTGGTACACTACATATCCACTAAAGAGGCCGTTCATAATAGGGTAGTCAGCTTAGCTCAATCAGATTGGCCTATCTTAGTAGAGCGCTGGGCCTATATGTCTGGGTAGTTCTTTGTGTGGCTAGTGCTAATTAAAGCATACACACTATTAAGGTGTATATGCTATAGTTTTACTTATGAATTAGTGAATGTCAAGCATTACTTTGTCATATCATAAATAAATTTACCTGAGCGTTGGGCATTAAGTATTTCTTCCTGCCGCTTCTCATACTCTTTGATGGACATCTTAGCTACCTGAGATTCACTTAGATAGTTAGATGCATCGTCTTCTTGAATTTGTGTACTACGTTTAGTTCGTACAGATGATGCTGCATTTTTGTCACTAGAGGCTGCACGAGTTGCTTTGATACCGTTGTCAGCCTTGTATAGATCAATGACACGACTTACAGCTTTAGCGTCTTCTGAGTTCTCGTATAGCGCATCTTGTACCCACTTAGGTTGTTCTTCTGCCCAGTTGTGGAACGCATCGTCTTGACGTAACTGCTCAAAGTCAGGGTGCATCTGTAGTAGTTCAGCTTCTGCACGTTGACGCTTAGCATCTACACGTAGCTCTTCGATCTCTTTCAAACGCTTATCAATGTCAGATGCACGTTCTTCAGCTTTACGATCTGCAATAGCTTCTACGATACCAGCTACATCAGGGTACTTCTTAGCCCAAGCTTCAATCTCTTTCTCTGTCTTAGGTAGTACAAGCTCATTCTTTGTAGCCTTATCCAGCTGAGACTGTAGTTGCTCAAACTTTACTTTCCACTCTTGTTCTTTCTCTTGAACGTGGCGGCGTAGATCACCGTAGCGCTTCTTGAAGTTCTTCTCTTCAGCGTTTAACTCTGAGTCATCCTCTTCTTGTGCTTCGGCTTTAGCTGGCTCTTTCGCTTCTTGTTTGCGTACACCCTCATCCTGAACTGAGGTGTTCTCAACTCTTTGGCTATCGGGTTCACTATCGGAGGCTTCTTCCTGCGTTTCATTGTCTTGCTGTGAGGCTATCCCAGCCTGCTCCATTAGTTCCTTGAGTTCTTGCTCGTCACGCTGGATACGTGCTGCATTTCGTGAGTGTGCAGGTGAGTCCACCTTAATTTGCTGTTCTACTTCAGGCATTTGTTTCTCCTTATGTTGGGGCCAGCGTAGTGCTGGGTAGCCTTATAGTTATATGGATAGTATTGTAGTGTTACTATTTCTTCTTTTTCTTATTTGGACGTTTGACAATACCACCTTGGTTAAGCCCTGTAATTCCGTATTTTTCATCTAAAGCTGCCCCGCCTGTCATACCTGATGACTCCGCTACTCCTGCGGCAGAAGAGGTGTCAGTTATCGTAGTGTCAACTTCTGGTTCAGTTTCTGGTTCTGCTGAAGGTGTCACAGCTGGGCTACCGCCATCGTCATCATCATCACCGCCTGTACGACGAGAGCCACCGAATGAATCTCTTAGGTTATCACCTTGTACGCCAGCCTCTCCGTCGAAGCCCAATAAGTCACCTAACCAAGTATCACCGAAGTTAACATTGCCGTCACCACTTGTGTCAGCTAAGTTCTCATATAAGCTAGATTCACCACCGAAAATAGAGCCTTTCTTCTTCAGCCCTTCTTCGTTAATTCCAAGATCATCCATACGATCAACGATGTCGTTATATTGAGCTACTGCTGCTGTATTGATAAACGCCGCTACTGGTAGTCCTGCACTAGAAGCTATAGCTGTAGCAATGTTAGTCATTACGCCTAGACCTTTAGCTGTTTTAGATAGGTCTTCTGGCTTAATACTATCTACATCAATAGGCTCTGGTCTTACTTGTGTTTTAGTAGGTTCACCCTCATCTTGCTGCCCTACTGTAGTCTCTGTAGTAGTTTGTATTTGTGTCTCAGAGTAACCTAGCTCTAGTAGTTCTTCATATCGTGCTTGCTGTGCAGGAAGTGTAAGTGTTTCTACTTCTCCATTAGGGCCATACATAATAACAGTATGTACTGGGGTAGCAGTAGTACCTAAAGTCTGATCAATTAAGTAACCAGGAGAGAACATAGAAGCTTGCTGTGTTCCGAATTGTGGTTGATACGGATCAATGTCTGACTCTTGATTTGTGACAGGGTTTGTTATACCTGTACCTGTGCTAACATCTGTACCAGGAGCAGCGTAAAGTACCTGACCCCCTTTGTTATACTGACCAGTATTACCCATAGCTACAGGAGCAGGCTGTTGATACATCTGCTGTTGTTGCAGATAAGGGTTAGTACTTTGTGTAGGTTGAGGGACCATACCACCTACAGCCATACCTGTGATCTGCTCTAATGCAGCTAGTTCTTCAGGAGTCAGATCGCCACTAGCTTGATTATCCATAGTCATAGCTACAGGCTCACCACCAATGCGTCCGTTAGCTTCCATATCCATCAAGCCACGCTTGGCTTCAGTACGTAGGTCTTCAAAGAACTTTACACCGTAGAAGCGTACAACGTCAGCAGGTACAACATATTCACCTTCACTTAGTTGCGCTGGGACATCATCACGTACTTCTTCAGCCATAGAACCAGGAGGCACTTCGTTACCGCTTACAGGGTCCATAGTAGTCCCATCATCAGTAAGACCACCTTCCTCCATCATAAAGGCCATCTGCATTTGCTTAGCTGTGTCCATTAACTTCTTCCCTCATAAGTTTTAATCTACGTAGTGCAGCTATCTCGCCTTGTATGCGATACATTGCCTCTGCGTCATTACTTTGCTCTATACGGACGTGCGCTGCGCTGATCTTACTATCTAGGTATTCTACGTAAGCATCCCATAGAGGCTTGTCATTTGTGATCTTCTTTAGTGCGCCTAAATTCATTTAGTTGGTCTCTCTACTAATCCACCTTTGTTGAAGCGTAGTTTAATATTTGTTGGATCAATAGTCAAGTTAGAAATGTCTAGAAGTGTACCTTGTACTGTTTCGACAGACTGTTTATAACTCTTATCGTCATATACATAATAGTTAAGCGGTTTCTTACCTACCTTAACCTGATTACCTAATTCGTTCTTTAGCTGCTTGAGAACCTTTTGATATGCTGCTACATAGGTGTTATAGAAAGCAGAACCCTTGGCAATCTTGGAAGCTAGCTCATCTTTGTCAAAACGCTGCTCTGCTAGTTTTTCTACAGGAGGTAAGACAATCTCATCTACACCTTTTCCTTTAGCGTCTGCTATAATAGCCTGTAGGGACATACGAATTGAGTCAGTGATACGCTGAACAGGTAAGTCTTTTTTAGTAGTAACTGTTTCCATTTTACCTAGTCCAGTTTCTACCGCCTCAAATAACATATCTGACAGATCAGGTAAGTACATATGTCCTTCAAATTCAAACTCGCGTCCTACAATTTCACTTGCTACGTGAGATAAGCTACCTTGAGGTGTAAGGATATTAGGTTTTACTCCAATATCATCTAAAGCTTCTTTAAATATGTCCTTTTTCTGCTTATCAGAAAGCGTCTTATTTTTACGTGTAGGTATTACCGTGTCATAGATGTATGACTTTAAGTCTTTTATAGCCTTATCAGGATATCCACTACCTTCAGACTCTATCATAAATTCAAGCTGCTCTAAGATTTCAGATACTTCTTCATCCATCTCTTCAGTAGTTTTCTTTGTATATGCAGCTACATCATCTACTACATTCTGTAAGGCGTCAGACTGTAGCTCTTCAATAAGTATGTAATTACCTTCATCGCCACCACGCAAGCTATAACGTGTATGAGCTAGGTTAGAAGGGCCGTAGTGAGTAAAATACTCAAGATCATCAGATGCATCTAAGCCCAACTCAGTGTAGTCCAACTCTTTATCCTGTAAAGAGCTTTGACGTTGCATATTACGATAACGAAAACCCTTTTTAACAGCCTTAACATCTAATCCCTTAAGTCCTTCTTTAGCTGTCTCAGCTGTGTATAACTCACCAGGCTCTAGTCCTAACCCACGATACTCCATCTCAGCTTGTGTGACTTTAGGCGCACGTTTACGTACAAACGCTTCGATGTTCTCACCACGTGTACCCTCTTTACCGATAGGCGCTTCGTCAATAGCACTCTCTAGTGGGCTATAGAATCGTGCAACGGTAGGGTCACTAGGGTCAGCCACATCCGTCAGTACCTCTTCTGTTTGTTTAAACATAGGGTTGTACTTGGGGTTGTCAGTGATGCCAAGCGATGCGCTTAGCTGCTTAGCTATCATACGAGAGATACCTGACATTAGCCTACGTTCCCACTAAATCCTTGTTCGCCTGGTTGTGGTGCTGTACCTGTACCCATCTGTGCTCCACCTGAGCCAGTTGTGTCTTGTACGTTAGCACCTGCTGGAGTTTGACCTTCTGGGCCTGGGGCTGGTCCTGGCTGCGCTGGGGGTTGCTGTGGTGCGAACTTCTTAAACAGTTCAGCTTGGATAGCTGCGTCTTGCATAGAGTTAGTAACCTTGTCTGGGTCTAAGTCCATACTCTTAGCGATCTCACGAATGATGTAATCCATCTTAGCGAAAGGCGCAAGCATTGGGTTAGACGCTACCTGTAGGAACTGCATTAGGCGCTGGGAGCGTACTTCGTTAGACATCAAGCTCTCTGTACCTGATGCTTTAACTTCTAAGTCACCCTTGATTGACTCATCAAAGTCAAACTGCATATTGAAGCTAAAGAATGCTTTACCTAGAGGACCAAGCAAGTAGTCGTCTACGTTCTTAACTACTGAACGGATAGAGCCGTTGGCAGCAGACATAAGCATAGAAATACCAGAGGCAGTCCGACCAACGCCGCTGACTCCAGTTTGTCCGTGAGCGAACGAAGGAAAGCCAGTACTTTCATCAGCTAAGACCCTAGCTTTGTCAAAGAGTTGCATATTCTCTTGAGCAACGTTGGGGAACTTGGTGCCGAAGATGGCCTGTCCAGGTGCACCACCTTGTCGCCTAAACACCTTCCCTGGGTACACTGACATATCTTGTCCTGGCACCAGGTTGGTTTCGTCAAGCTCAATAATGAGGTTTCCAGATAAAGCAGCATTGTCGATTGCCATCCTCATAAAGCCATTCATTAGGGTCTGGGTATCGTCCATATTCTCAGCGATACCTACACCAAAGAATGAGTAAGGGTTATGTTCGTAAGGTGTTGCGTAGTAAGGGATACGTGCTGGTTTGAATGGGTTTAGTACCATACGTAGTACTTCACCGTTACAAATCCAGATGTTGCAGCTGATCTCAACTAAGTCTTTAAACTCACGTGGAATCTTTACGCCATTCTCTTCTAGGATGTCTGTATCTACGAAACCCCAGAACTCTAACACTTCCCAGCGCTCTGACTCAGACAGGGTGTCGTCGTCTTCCATCTTCATTTCCCAGTGTTTACGTACATAGTCTGGGCTTTGAGCAATAGCTGTTTCGATAGCTTCGTCACGGAAGTAAGGACGACCTTTTAAGCTACGTAGTTGGTTACGTGACATCTTGTGACGTTCAACTACATACTCTGCATCGTCCATAGATGTAGCTTCTGGGTCAGGGTAGAAGTTCCAAACTGAGACATTGTTACACTCAGGTACAGTCTTGATCAGTGGGTCATACTCACCGTTCTCATTCCAGTTAGGGTACTCTTTGTCTACAGCGAATGGGCCTTTCATTACGCCCGTACCAAGTAGTGCCATCTCGAAAGCCATAGAGCGTAGATGCTTAGATGCACCACTCTCTTGTAGCTGATCGTGAATCTTCTTTTCCATCTTCTTAGCTGCAACAAGCGCTGGGTGGAAAGACACTGTAGTAGGAGTAGTACCGTCACCTTCAATGACTTTATCAGCTACTGGAGCTAGCTTGTTACGCATTCCAGCTAGACGTTCCTGCAAATCAATGATAGTCTCACCTGGGCGTAGCTTGCCGTCATCACCTAGGAGAGGTGTAACTGCTGCGGGTTGCTCAGTGACAGCTTTACCTTCTTCTCCTGCTTGCTCCGCATTAGGATCGACATTGATGTGTACAGCCTCTGCAACGCCATCAGGAAGCACGGTAGGGTCTACCGAGAGGGGGAACTTGTTATTACCAAACAACACGTCTACAATCTGCCCATACGCAGCGAGAGTCTTTGTTTTGGTGACCTTAACAAACACACGAGACTTTTCTGTGTCAGTGAACTGTACGTCAGGACCATACAAGCCACGATAGTTACGATACGCTCGTAGCCAACGCTCTTCGTCTACTTGTCGTGCATCCTCTGCACGTTTATAACGCTCGTTAACATACGTTACTACGCTACTGACAGACTCGAAGAGCTTATCACTGCCGTCTTCTGCAGCAACTACTTCGTCTGTGTCAAAGTTTAGATCATCAATGTCTGCCATATTTTAGTACCCGAATGTTGAGTCTGAAGCTTGAAAGCCTGTACGTTGGTTCTTAGCTGGATCGTAATCCCATATAGAACTACGTGGTCTTGTCATTATACCATACCTTAATGCGTCATACAAGTGGTCTTCTGCATTTGTATCTACATCTTCTGGATTTCTTTTGTCCAAAGGTATAGACGGTAGTTGCGATATAGTATTGGTACAGGAAGAAAAGAATACGAGCCTTGGCTTCTCAGTAAACTCATCTACCTGTAATCGGCGGTGTATCTCGTTCTTGCCTGAAACACGAGAGCCTTTTGAGCGATCAGAAGGTCTCCATCGGCAACCTTTCATATTCATCTGCTCTGCCAAGGATGGGCCAGTATCACCTCGGTTGTGCCACAAAGAAGAGTCCAACACGCCGTATCTGATTGTACCGTCATTAGCTTCTGCTTCTAATATCATATCAGCTAGGTCTGATGCCGTGACTTTGGAACAGTATAGCTCTCTATATACAACCAGTTGTTCACTAGGGGTTACCGCTAACCATACGACACCAGTAAAAGAACCATAACCGTAGTCACACGCTCTAAACTTAGTCCACGAATGTGGTATGTCGTAAGGTTCTACAACGTGTATAGCCCTGTTAAACTCAGGGAACGCTGCACCCTCGTTAATATCCCAGTTACCTTCAAGAAGTTGCTTCCTTTGGTGTTCAGGTAGTGAGAGAAGCATTGCTTCGTAGTCACCGCCTTCAGCTAGGTAAGGATTATCAAACAAGCTAGCTGGGATAAATCTGCGTTTAAATAGTGGCTCTCCTGCTCTGGTATGCCCAGGGGGAAAGGCTAGTGTTTCACCTGTCTCTATATTCGTAGCCCAGAACGGCTCATTGGGAGGCGATGGGTCTATGAACATCTTCTTAACCCAAGAGTGGCCTGGACCACCAGGGTTTGTCGTAGCTCTCATATACAAGCCTAACTCTTTAGAGCTAGTACGTAGACGTGACCTCATATAGTTCCAGCTATAGGGGCTGTTCCACTGAGTCAATTCGTCGAAAGCTACATAGTTAAACGCCTGTCCTTGGTAGCGCATAACGTCTGTGTCTTTGTCGAGGTAGGACATCCAGAGTCGTCCTCCTCTTGGTGTGGTCCACTGAGACTTACGCTCTGACCACTTAATCCCAGGAATCGCTTTAGGGTATAACTCTTGGCTTTTCTGTATGAGTTCCCTTAGTTCTTCCGTTGTGTGTCGAACAAGTAGACCACTAAAGTCTGGGTTGTTCATATCACGCAGAGGGTCTGCTAGAGTCGCATAGGACTTGCCACCGCCAGCTGCTCCACCATATAGTACTTCACGTTCACTAGAAGCTAGATATTGTGTCTGTGGCCCTGGGTTAGGCTTAAAGACTACTTCACGTGCAGCTATCGGATCAAACTCAGCAGGCTTAACTTCAGCTGGTTTCAAGCTCTGCGTCTGAGTCTTCGTCGGCGTAGGTGTAGTAACCGAGTCTTTCTTTTTCGAGTATCTCGTACTGCTTGAGCGCTTTTTCGTACCTTTGGGTAAGCTTGCGTTTAATTGCAGCAAGTGATTTACGTTTTCTTTCGACATCTATACGCTTTCTTAACCCTGAGTGAGATATGCGGCGACCTGACTGTGTAGATAACCAAGCTGCCACTTCTCTGTAACTATACTGCTTTAAGTGTTTCTTTGCAAGCTCTAATAGTTCTAATTCTTTAGAGATGGGTTTTAGCCAGTCGTCATCTTCAGGATCAATCTCGTACCCGAAAGGTATCTGATGTGTTAGACGTGGGATTCGCTCCCATCTTTTTACTTTGAAGTCAGGCTTAGGTAACATCCAGTAGCCTAAGCTCTCACGTTCTTTTTGTTTAGTTATCCGTATCATTACTATCTTTAGGGGGCAGAATAAACAAACCACCCGATGCTTGTACTTCCATACGCTCTGTCTTAATAATACCTGCACGGTCAAGTACTTCTTTAGCAGCTTGCATCTTTTCTTTTACGCCTAGCTCTGTAGGATCAACAAGAGCTTGACCAAATGCTACAGCTGCTTTAGGTCCGATACGAGACATATAGGTTTTAGTTGCATCGAATATCTCATCTTTCAACGCATCTACAATAAGACGTGTAGGTGTATTCTCGCTGTAACCTGCAAGCTTCTTAGCTTTAACTACATCACCGCCAGCTTCATCGAACAGTACTTCGAGAAACTTTACTTGATTTTCTGTTAGATTTTTTGCCATTAGCTTTCCTGTCTATGTTCTCAGCTATACGTTTATATGTGGTAATGATGAGTAACTTACCATCCTTATCAAAGACGTAGTACTTACTGTTTCTTTTAGTTATGCCACTAGGTAAAGTACGAATCCCAATACACCAAACCCTAATAATAAAAGAAGACCTGATACAGTCCAAGTTATGATAGCTTCCTGTAGTTCAGCCTTACGATACTCGTGTTCTTTCTTTTGCTTTCTAATCTTAGCTTCAATAGCTACAAGCTCATCCCAAGCTGATGGACCCATCGTGAAACTTATATAATCCTTTAGCTCTTTTCGCATAGACTCAGCTTTACGCTTAGCTGCAAAAACTTCCATAGCCTCAGACTCTATAGAGCCACCAATAGACTTCCACCACGGAGGGTTCTTAACTTGCTTCTCAGCTTGCCCTAAGTCAGCCATATGACCAGCCCACTTGTTTAGTTGGCTACCCATATCTTGTAAGTCCTTGCCTATAGCAAAGCCTTTCTTAAGGGCGTTAAAGGCGACAGTGGCCCCACTTATGATTGTAACTGGGTCCATACTGCCTCCTCAAACAAGTATAGATCATTCTTTACCTTCTCTTACGATACGCTTGATGTCACCACGTCCGATACCTAAATCGTTTAGCTCACGGTCTGACATACGCCATAGGTGCATCTCTGCGATACGTGCATTAGCTTGACGTTGACGTGCTTCAATCATTGCGTTAAACACTCTGACCAGCCAAGCTTTAAAATTAGTGGCCCACTTTGATGATTCAGAAATTACTAGTTCCATTATATGTACTCCTTATGTTAACGGAAACATATATAGTTATACTAGAATACTGGGCCTTTTAAAATAGCTTATTTGGAATACCCGCTATGCATTTATGCTATCCGACTGGGATAAACGTTTCTACTACAGTGACAATACTATCAATATGCCCTGCTGAAACAGGTGTAACTTGAATCTTGTCACCAGGCTCAAGAACAAGCTCTATACCTTGAAACTCTATAAAGTCACCAGCGTTTAAGCTTTTACCTTCTACAAAACCTGATGCATAACTATCAGAAGAGTCATACCACTTAACACTAACACTGTTAGTAGACCCACCAGAGTTATTTACAATCATATAAACAACCTCTGCACTACAGTTAGCAGGACAAGTATATACATCTTCTGTTGTAGTACCAGTATTGTGGCCCCACACAGAACGTTTACGTGATGGTTTACCCTGCGTAACTAATGTCATTATTACTTCTTCTTCTTACTTTTAACTACGTAAGCTTCATTCACATCAGGTGTAGAGGGATCATCAGCGATGAAATGTCCATTCTCATCACGTGCACGTACAATCTCAAGATCATCTGACTTCACTGCCTTTGCTTTAGGTGTTACTTTCTTAACTACCTTCTTAACTGCAGCTTTAGCTTTAGTAGATAAACTCATCTCAGCTTCTTGACAGATAGCATTTACATTAGGGTCTTTACTTTGTACGTTACCGTAGTTGTCTTCACCTGCAGACTGATTACCCATAGAGTCCCACACGTAGCCGTGCTCGTCTACACGATAACCTTTAGCTTCTAGTGCGTCTTTATATTTATGGTAATACTTCTGTGCCATTATGAACTCGTGTTGATTGGGCGCTCAGCTGGATTAGATGCACCACAGTAGCCACCTTTATTGTAGCCCTTCTTAGCAGTCATACCGCCTTTGGACATACCCATAGCCATATAGTCTTTCTTCTTTTTAGAAGCCATACCACCATAAGCCATACCTGTCTTTTCTTTCTGACAGCCTTCTTTGGCACACTTAGCTGGGGTTTTACACCCTGGACAAGGTTTAAATTTCATAATTATGCTCTCTTTCTTCCTGATGCTGTTGTTGACCAATTAACTTTAGATGGTCCTGTCTTTTTCTGTGCCTCTTTTTTGGATATTTTTGAGGCAACTTTCTTCGGCCTACACGCTGGGTACG